TTTGTGATTGATGAGATGACAGTTATGCGTCGCTATTCCATTAACAAAGTAAGAAGGGTGTCCACTGACTTGAAGGTTGAATACAGGAACAAGGCCCTTTCGTTTGATACGCGATATACGCGCCAGCCTGCCCCCGTTAAGAAATGTGTTTTTTTCTGATCTTGTTCTTGTCTTCCGATCTCCGTATGAGATCCCCCATCCACCTCTATCGCAATCTTTTTTTTCGTGTTCGCTATGTCCAGCTTGTACGCATTCGGATAGATCCCGTTCAGATGTCCCGCTCCGGTTTTCACCACAACTTCTGCCTCCCACCCATCCCCCAAGGCATGAAGAAGGGCCAACTGAGGCAAAGGAAGCAAGCACCCGTTTCCGCAACGCTGAATAGGCTTGTGCCTTATTTCTTTCAAGCGTCGTTTTATCTTGTCTCTCGCATTCGCATCCAAAGCTGTCGGAGAATGCTTCTTCGCACATCCCACCGAGCAATATCGCTGCTTCTCCCATTGAGATTCCTGCATTGCGGAGGCAATCGTTCCGTCCTCTCTCCTTTTGATCCAAGGGTGGAACTCCTTCCCACATCCTGCACACATCTTCGAGGCCAAAAAGATACGTTCCGTTCTCCAATTCCCGCGCCATGTTCCACCCGTTTTTCGTGAGGAACCTGTGATTGCCTGTACATTCGATTGTTCTTCCATCATCAACCTCCAATAGAAAGGTTTCTTTTGCGTTCCTGCGGCTGATCGCTTCAACCACTCCGACACCGCCAAGGTTGAGAATAATGTCTCCGCATCTCATCTTTTCAATGTTTACTTCTCCGCTTGGAGTCAGAACTTTGGCTCCGGCCGGAAAACATTCATCTACGATCACCAAATCGATGTGCCCGACCTCCGAAGCTCGTTTGCGGATGCTCTGAATTCCCGCTACGGTGATCGGCTCGGCGAGGCGCTTCATGCCGATCGATGCCGAATAGATCCCTACCGGAGCTTCCGGCCAAACGGCAAGGATCTTGTCCGCATCCTGTTCGAGGAGTTCCTTAACGTGGGAGAGAACGAGGATTCGCGTTTCCGGCCAGCTTTGAATCGCATCCCGGCACAGCTCGGCGATGATGACCGATTTGCCGGAGCCGGTCGGAAGGACGAGACACGGATTCCCGGACGGATGCCGCTCGAACCATGTATAAAGCATGTTTATCGAGCGGGTTTGGTACTCGCGGAGGATAATCATGACAGGTCATCAGAACGGAATCAGGACGATATCCTCTCCCGATTCGATCCTTTCCCGGTTGTCGATGATCAGCTCTTTGCTGCTGAAAACATGATCGTCCGATTCGCTGTCGGCCTCTCCGTTCGGGATGTGCGCCCCGTTGATCTCGTAAACCGCTGCCCAGGAGTTTCCTTGATACGGTCCGATCAGCTTCCACGGGACGAGATCCGGATGGAGCACGTGTGCGTCGCACCCTGCGAGCTGCGCATCATACGGGATAGTCGCATTGGCATACCGGGCGCATTCCCATGTCCCCCCGGGCGTCGCCGTAGAATGGGCGCATGTCCGGCAGTTGATCTCTCGCGTCATGTGCGAGCCGTGACAGAGATCGTGCGCCGCACAGAATTTGCACTGGTACCACGTTGGATCAGCCGATAGCGGCTCCGGAATCCGGTCGGCCATTGTAAGCCGGTCACCTCGTGTGATCAGCGCGTTCGCAGCTTCCGCGTCGTATCGGACGCGCTCGAAATATAGCCGGTCGTCGTCCTTGCAGACGGACGCATATAAAGCGCGGTCGATTCCGATTCCGCGCATATAGATCTGCATCTGCGCGTAGTGCATCGGCTTCGCGTCCTTGACGCCCTTGTCCCGAAGCTCGTTGAAGCTCTTGAGGCCATGTGTCTTGATCTCCAGCACGTGCCGCTTTTGCGGCGCTTCCGGGACGCCCGACTCAATGATCCCGTCGAGACTCCCGCCGACGTGCCCGCCGAAATCGACGCGGAACTGTTTGCCTTCCTCGTCCTCCCGAACATCCACACCCACGGCGAGGAGATTTCGGATGACAAATTCCTCTTCCCGTTTCCCTCGGTCGAACAGGCGGAGAATCCGACCGGAGAATTGCTCTATCACCGCCCAGCGGAACGACAGCCACAGCCACCGATCGCACGGATGACCAAGGAGGGACGCGCCCAGATGCGGGCGCGGCGCCTCCTTTTGTCCTTCGTAAAATCGATCGATCAGGGCTTCCAGACCGTTGGCAGGCTCTGGAATGGCGGTCATGCTACTTTCGCATCCACGGTGGGGTTGGACCTTTCGCCACTCCCGCCCCGACTGCCGCAGGGGTTTTCACTGCGGCACCCTTCGCCGGGAAACCGCTGTTGCTTGCCGCGGCCGGAGCCGGGCCGCCCGCTTCAAGGAATGTTGTGCCGTCGAGCGCCTTGTACCCCTTGATATCGTTCCGGTCTTCGTACTGCCCGTTCTTGTCATGCTGCACGCCGACCTTGATCTGAAGCTGACCGCCGATCAGCTCGTCCGAATCGCGGATAACCGACTTCCCGATGCTCCGCAAAATCTCCCCGAGCTGCCGCCGCCCGATCTCTTCCGCCTGTGCGGAGGCGTTCTTGAGATTCACGTTGCCCCACGTGACGCGTCCCTGATGCGAGGGACCGAGAATGTCGAACCGGATCGAGAGATACTGCCCGTCGCCGGATTTGGTCGGCTTCAGATCTGCGCTGTTGATCTGCGCCTGATACCATCCCGCCGGAATGAGATCGTACGATCCGCTTTCCGGGAGTTCGTCTACCCGATACTCCTGCCCGAGAAATGCCATATCTACGCCGCCTCCTCTTTCGTCACCGTATACGTCGGCTTGCCCGGCGTCGTCGTAATCGCTCCGGAGAGCACCTTGGTCACGCCCTCATCCGCTGCTTTCCATGCCTTCGCGTCGATGTCCGGCTTCCAACGGAAAAGCGTCGAAAGGTGGTCTTCCAGCCCATGTTCCGCCGCGATTTCCTGTAAACGATCCCCGTCAACCTTGCGCGTCATGGACCGCTTGACGACGACCTTATATCCGCCCTCGTGAAGCGTCTTCGAGCCCTCGAACACCTCGTCTATCCCAAGGGTTGCCGTCATCTGCTCTTCGAGCGATCGGCGGTACTCTATCGCCTGTTGCTCGTATTCCTTCGCTTCCAACCACTTGGCGCTCAAGGATTCGAGCGTGCCATGTAGCGCATTATTCGGTTGCGTCGGGTTCGGTTTCATTCGCGTCCTCCTTCGTTGCGGCCTTCGTCTTTTTTCCGAACGGTTTTACCTGGGCTTCTTCTTTGCCGGTGATCTTGCGGATAATCTCGCCCAAATCCGGCGATTCCCACATGCCGAGCCGTCCCGAACGGTCCTTTGCGAGCCAGATCCCGTCAGAATCGCACTGGAGCGCCCGCTGCATCGTCCCCTCCGCGTCACGTTCAACCCGGAGCGCAAGCACCTCATCGAAGAAATACGGAAGCGCCTGCCCCGTCTTGTTCCCCGGCATCGACGGCGCGTACAGGAGCCGTCCCATGTCGTCCTGCGTTTTCTCGACCTTCGCGCTGAAGTACACATGCTTTCCCGGCAGATCTCGGAACGCCCGAATCAACGAGGTCATTTGATCCTGCATCTCGCCGTATGCCTGCCTGGGGTCCTTGGCAACCCGCTTCTCGGCCGAAAGGACGACCTCCGCTATCTCCGAGAGCGAATCGAGCGCGACGCTTTCGTACTCCTGCGCTTCGGTGGATTCCGTCAGCCAGCTGTATGCTTCGTGCAGATCCGCCATCGTCCCGATCGTGATGTACGGAATATCCTCGCCTTGCAGCGAGAGCAATCCCGACTCCGCCGACAGGAGAATCGGCTTCGGCAGAGTCGGTACGAGTCGCGTTTTCCCGGCTCCGGCCTGACCGTAGACAAGCAACTTGACGCCGTTGACGCTTGCTTCCGTGGTGCGTTTCAGATTGATCGCCATCTACGCCACCCCTACCCCTTCCCGCGCACCCTCAAGGATGTCCTCGATGCTCTTGAGATGCGCCTCAATTTCGCCGTATTCCCGGTTCATCACGCACTTGTC